ATAGAATACGCCGCCGAACAACTGGCGGAAAACATATTGAACGAAAACAACTATTTAAAGGAGTAAATAAAAATGGCTATAATAAACGGAACGGGATATTGCCCGTATTGCGAAAAACAAGTTTTAATCCAAAAGAAAGGCACTTCGCATATTCTTCACTTGTTTTTATCTCTTATCACTTGCGGGGTGTGGCTTTTTGTTTGGCTTGTCTGCGGAGTTGATAACGCATTTTTCGGAAAGTGGCGTTGCTCCCACTGCGGGATGATTGTTAAGAAAGGAAGCACCGCTGCCGACTATGAAAAAATCGCCAGGAGCAAGAAAAATGCCACACAAAGGGGGTAAATGGAAAAGCCCGATGTATAAGCGGTCAGACGGGCAAAGCCTCGTTGACTGGTGCAATGAAAACGGTTTTAATTATCACACCTTGCGCCAGCGGATAATTGACGAAGATATATCCGTAGACGAAGCTTGCGCCTCTGCCAACCGCAAGAGGATGCGCCGGGAGTGGGAAACGGACGGTTTATCGCTAAGGCAATACTGCATAGAAAAAAATCTTGTTTATAATACGATATATTATCGGGTTAAAATTTTGGGCTTGCCTTTATCCGAGGCAGAACAAATTGAAAAGTATAGATTAAAACCAAAAAAGCGGGGGAAAAGATGATTTCAAAATATTATGAGGTTTTTTATTGGATAAAAGGTGAAGAAGAACTCAAAACAAAGATTGTTAAAGCCAACTCTAAGTTTGAGGCGAAAACCATATTTAAGCGGTGCTTTACTCAAAAGCGCCAACCGGATATAATCATTATGAAAGTTTTGTTGAAAAAAGAGGGAGAAACAAAATGAAAATTTACGATTTGATAAAAAAATATGAAGGCTTTAAATCCGAACCGTATCTGTGTCCGGCAGGTTGTCCGACTGTCGGCTACGGCACCACCTACTACGAATCGGGCGCACGGGTAAAATTAACCGACAAACCGATAACAGAAGACAGGGCTTGCCAGCTTTTAGAGTGGTATTGCAAAACGCAAATAAAGCTCCCCAAAGGCGACTTTACAGACGACCAAAAAGCATCCCTTTGCAGCCTTATCTATAACATAGGAAACCCGGCATTTGACAAGTCAAAATGTAAAGCGGCTATTGAGGCAAAAGACTGGCAAACTGCATATAACAACTGGGACTGGGTTACAGCCGGGGGAAAAGTCCTAAAAGGGCTTGTCCGCCGTAGAAACGAAGAAAAAGCCCTTTTCTTTAAGGATTTATTATAAATATTCAGCAAAGACTGTTACGCCGGAAGAGTGGATAAATATCTGCCCGTTATCAATAGCTGCTTGATTTTTATATAAAGCCTGATAGATGTTTGAGGTTGTAGCCGTGCCAACGGTTACAATCTTTTTTATATGCACGACACCGGCCGTTGCACAAACCAGTCCGCACCCGTCAGAGGATAAACTAAAATCTGCAGTTTGAGCTCCTTTTTTTCTGCAAAATTGAATTTGTGGTTTTATCATACTTTCGTTTTTCTTTTTTGACAACAGCACGTGCGTTTTCGTAATATTTTAATTGTCCAAGCATCGCCAGCG